GCTCGGACTGCCCGGCTTCGCCCTTGAACGTGTCCACCGCGATTAGCTTCACCTTCTTGCCCATGCGCTTCAAGGTTTGCGCCATGAAGATAATTGACCGCCCCATCCAAACGCCGACTTCCGCAATCGTGTCGCCGTCGCTGAGTCGCTTCGCGATTGCGCCGTAGAAGCCGTAGTAATTGAACCAGCCGGGCACGGTTGACCAGTCGTTACCGAGCATGAGTTCGTCGTAGATAGCTTTGCCTTCCTCGTATCGCGCCGGTGCGTTCTGCTGCGCATAGGTCGCGTCCATGTTGTCGGCACCGAACGCCGGATGATGATGCTTAAACACCAAGTCCCTCGCCTCGATGACGGCTCCGCGCTCGTATGCGCGATGAGTGAACCAGTTGTCGGAATAGACTCCGGTGAACCACGGATGGAAAAGAAACGCATCTGACTCCGTGATGAGCTTCCGCGTGCAAATGGCCATGCACAAAAGCTCATCCGTGCGATGCCCGTCGCTCACTGCCAGCACGCGCGGCTCTGTCCAATCGCCGATGCGCTCCATGATAAGGTCGTCCCACTTGTGCGGCGGCGTCCAATCGTCCGACATTTGGACGATGACGGGTGCCTGAGTTACACCAGCACCACGGTTCCACGCTGCCACGCATCCGCCGCCCGCTGGCATCTCGGAATGATGGAAGCGGCGAAGGCAATGACTGGCGGTGTCGTCCGTGTCGAAAACGAAGATGTGCTCGATGCTTTCGGGGTGCGCCGCCGCGTCGAGCCACACCTTGCGCGCGAGCGCCGCCTGCTTCGGCCTGCCGCGCGTGGCGTGGACGAGCGAGATGCGAGCACCGCCTTCCGTCTTGAATCGGTTCTGCCGAACGATTTCCGCCTGCGGATACATGCGGTTTGCGCGAAGTGCCTGCGCGTAAATGTCATCGCCGAGCCATTCGTAAAGCGCGGCTCGCTCGTTCCATTCCTTCACGTCTGGCCTGTCCGTCGCCATCATCTGTCGCGCGAAGGCGAGGGCGATGTCTGGCTCGCAGTTGTTCATCGCGTTGTTGCACAGCATTAGCAACGGCTCGCGCCTGCGCGGGTCTGCTGCGTATGCTTGGTGATACAGCGCCTCCTTCTGGCGCGGGTCTTCGCTCACCTGAGCCAAGTTCATGAAAAGCTCCATGCGCTCCGGTCTTCCAAGGTCTTCGCAGGCCAGCACCTTCTTCGCCACCTCCACGCTGCCCTCGACGTCGCCGATGACGAGAAGCTCGATGTGCAAATGGTAAAGCAGCCCGGTCGTCATTTCCGCGTCGGGAATGCTGCGGAGGATGCGGAGGTTGCGGTCGTTGCTGCCGGTCTTTTCGTGGTGCGGGAGATGCTGAATCACCACGCGCTCGTCCTCGATGGCTTGCACCGGCTGAATCGTGAACTCGTAATGCTCATGCACCGGGCAAACCCATTTGCCGGATCCGCGCAGCATCATGCGCTCGCGCGGCACCGCCAGCCCTTTGCCGTGAATGGCGTATGGAAACATGAAGCAAATGTAAGCACCGCGCTCGGCGTGCTCGCGGATAAGTTCCGCGCCGCTCAACAGGATGTCGTCGGTGTCGCACCAGAAACAATAAGTGCCGGTCGCGAGGTCGTATGCCGCCTGCCGCGCTGCTGCGAAGTTATCAACGTGCGGCCAATCTTCGTGCCCGGCTGCGTTGCGATACTCGCCGACGATTGCGCCGAACTTGTCGCGGGCGATGTCGAGCGTCGCGTCCGGCGTCGCGCAACCAATGGCGCGGATAACCACGATTTCATCCGCAATGGGCGCGAATGATTCGAGGCAGCGGGTGATGTATTCCTCGACGTTGCCGACGATAATACAGAGGGAAATCAGAGGAGTCCGCGCGCCCGCGCCGCCCGGTTCCGGCCCATCCCTGAGAGGTTCCGATGTGGACACGGGCGGCGAAGAGTCTGCGGGATGGGCATTCATAAGCCTCCGTTTTAGGCGCACGTCATCGCCACGTCAAGACACAAAAGCGCCGGGCCTTTTGCAAAGCCCGGCGCTCCTGTATGAACTATCCAACCTAAAGGCTAGTCATCACGCTTGATGATGCGCGCACCGTTGGTGATGCCAGCGGAGTAGCCATAGTTGCACTCCAGCGCCATGTAGCGCGTGCCGGTGGCCGGGTCGTAGAAGTCGCGGAGGCCAACCGTCGCGCCCGTGGTGGGGTCGCTGTATGCTTGCGCGTTGTCGTATTCCTCAGGCCGCTGCGGTGCGAGGTAACGCATCGCGATTGCGATTGCGGAACCGTGGCCGATGAAGGCGTTCACCGAGGCGGCGGAAACAAAGGAGCTATTCAACTCGAAGAAGTCCAAGCCGAGCGCCCGCATGATCTTGCCCTCGGTGAGGACGTTTTGATCGGCGAACATCTGAGCCTGCACGAAGTTCGTGACGCCGAGCAGCGCATCCATGCCCACTGCGTCAAGCAACGCGAAGCGCGGCGACTTGGGAGCGTTGGCCTGGTTGAGCGCGAGTCGGACAGCGCGGAGATGCGGAACGTTCAGATTCGCCGCGAGCGAGGTCGTGACGGAAGTGAAGTTCGCCGTGGTGACGAGCGTCAGCACGTCCTCCATGACCGCTTGCGCCAGCGCCCTGCCTTGCTGGAAGCCGAACGCCTCCAGCGAAGAATCGCTGTTGTTGATGGCGTCGAGGTCGGTCTGGCCGATGGGAACGATCTTGTGGCGGTTGATCGTCACGGTCACGACGCTCTTAGCGAAGGTCGTAATGGCGTAGGTGCCGCCGAACGTAGTGGCAACGAGGCCACCGATGAGCGGGACGAGGACGACGTTGCCCTGCGTGCGTCCGACTGCATCGGGCGAGTAGGAACGCGAGAAGACATTGAGCGGCAGAAGCTCTTTGACGAAGCCCTCCAGCGCGGCATTCGCGAGGCGGGCGATATTGAGATTGGTGTAGGGCATTTGGGTTTGTGGGTGTGGTTGTTACTTGGAGAATGTGGCGTCGATTGCGACCTTGTTGGCTCGATAAAACCGGACGCGCTCGATGGGGTTGGTGATTGCGTTGAACTGCGTGAGGATTGCGGAAGGTTCCGGCGCTGCGGGACTGCCGATGACGACCGGCGTGGTGCCAGTCTGTGCCAGCATCGTCGCGGCCTTGGCGCTCACCTTTTTGTCGAAGTCGGAAAGAGCGGCGGCATGTTCTGCCGCCGTCTTTTCAATCGAGGCTTTGAGTTCAGAGATCGCCGTGTCGGCGTCTTTTAGTTTGGTTGAAGCCTCGGAAAGTTTTGCGCTGAGGTCGATCTTCTCGGCGGTGAGCGCCTCAAAATTGGCCTTGAGCGTCACGCCATGCTCGCACGCGATCTTGTGTTCGGCGATGAGTGCGAGGTATTCGGGAGTTTCGATAATCATGGGTTTAGGATGTTGATTGTTGGTGGTGTCAAATTTAGAGAACAGGCCGCTAGGGTTTGCGGCGGGAGAGTCCACGATGTCGCACGAATAGATTTCGAGGCAGCGCATGAACTGCGTCTCGCCTTCCTCGCCTTCCAGTGCGCCGGAAAAGCTGATGCTCAGGCCGAAGGATTCCGGCATCGTCTCCGCCATTTCCAAGACAATCGCAGTTTGCGGATGCGACCTCAAAAGCTGCAAGTCCGCGCGGAGTTGCTGTCCTTCGATTCGGAAATTTGAAAGCCTGCCAACGATGGCATCTGCGCCGCTGCGGTGATTCATTTTCACCTTGAGTCCGCCGCCGTAGGTCTCCGCGCACGTCTTGACGGTGCTCAGGCTCTCAGCGTCAATCATCACGCCATGCCCTAGCGCCGGGCCTTCCGTGATGACGCTAACTCCGCTGATGATGCGCGCGTCCGTGTTAATCGCGCCGGATGCGAAGGTGGTTCGGAATGCGTAGGTGCGGCCCATTTTCTTTTCGCGCGGTGTCAAACTTGGGGCGGCGCAACCACTGGCGCGGGTTCCGGCTCGGGGTCGTTCGGATCTGCCACGGGTTGCCCGTTCATGCCGCCGCCGACGCTCGCCGTGGCGGTCTGCTGTTGCATGAGTGAAAGCACTAATCCGAACGGCACTTCCTTTTCGTTCGCAACTTCCAGCGCATCCGTGAGCAAGTCCACGACCTCGCCTTTCCGCTCGCGGCGGTGATGGTCGTATGCGATGCCCTGCTCGCCAAGGATGCCGCGCAGATTCTTGTGGCCGAGCTTGTAGTCCTCGCGCCTGCTCTGCCCGTCCCTTCCGTTGTCGATTGAGAACTTCGGCGGCAGCGTGAACTTCCAGCGCCACCAGTCGGTCGAGCGCGGGATGCGTCCGATGTTCATCGCCTTGCTGAGTGCGTAGCGTATCTCACGCAGCGCCACCGATTGCAGTAGCTCCTGCCTGTCGAGGATAGTCGCGCGAGCAAGTTCGATTTGCGAACGCTCCGCAGGGCCGGTGAGTCCCGCACCCGGCCAGCACAGCGCATACGGCCAGCACGCGCCGACGAGGGCTTTCTTGAAGATGCGTTCTTGGAATGCTTCCCACGCCGGGCCGGGCTTGTTGCTCAGGAACTCTTCCAGCTTCGCGCCGCTGCCCGCCTTAAAGTAGCGAATCATGCCGCCCTCCATGCGCTTCGAGGTGAACGTCTCCTCTGCCGTGCCTTGCTCGCCGAGCACGGTGCCGGGGTCGTTCGGGTCTGCCGCGCCGAGTTCGTTGTGCTCGATGAGGCCGATGGACGACGCGAGTTGATGCGTGATTTGTTCCCACTGCTGGCTCTGCCATGCGTCGCGCAGTTCGTTGATGGCGTGCGAGAATGTCGGGAGTCCGCGAATCTGGTCTGCGCGGGTTGCGTTGAAACAAAAGATGCAATCATTCGCGATCACGTCGCGGTCGTCCTTCTCAGTGTCGCCAAGGATGCGCACGCCGACGACGCGGTTGAGGTCGTTCAGGATGATGCCCTGCTCGATGCGGAATCCACGCAGCGGCCCTTTCTCCACGGTCGTCTTGTTCGTGTCGCGGATGCCGATTTTGTGCGCCGGTAGATGTTGAATCGCCGGGAAGCCGCCCTCGGTCTCAGTGAGGATAATAAGGAAATCACCGTCAACGTCAAGCGCCACGGAGTCGTTGAAAAGCGAGGTCTTGAAATCCCACTGGTCGCCGCGCACGTCGCACACGCCGAACCATTCCTCAGTCAGCCATTGCTCGGCTTCCTTGCCCCACTCCGCGTCTTCGCCGGTATAGTTGGGGTTCCACGCGCGCCCGACGGCGTGCTGTGCCATCTGGTCAATCGCGCCCTTCACCAATCCGTCGTTGGCGTAGAGGCGGCGGCTGTAGGAAACGACCGTGCGCCAGTCTTGGAACGGGATGTCCTTTTCCGTGTCGCGGATGCCGTCGCGCCAATAGGGGCGGTCGCCGCTGTTCTTCTGCGCAG